TAGTAGTTGATACAGAAGAGGAGACGATGGAGGAGGTTGTGGCTTTGAGTGCACAACAAAAATTAAGTATGTTTAATAAATTTAATAACAACAAATAAAAAACAAACAATGAGAAAACTAAGATTTGATTTAAACATTTTGCCAAGTGCAGAATTAACACCAAACGCTGATGCATTCTATGCACAAGCTTACCTAGGAGGTACTGAAATTACAGATAACTTCCGTACTTTACCTGGAATAAAGTATAAGACTAAAATTGGTACAGTTACTTTTGGTAACCAATTACTAGCTACTAGCCCTTGTAACTTTCCTAACCTTAACACTGATGATTTAAGCTCAGTAGAAGTAGACGTATGTGCTCTTTCTGCTATGGCTCAGGTTTGCCAGTTTGACTTAGAGCAGTCTTTTGTATCTTTACAAATGGCACAAGGTTCTAATGGTGATTTCACTGTAGCTAACTTCTTTAACTTCTACTGGTCTGAGATGGCTAATTCAGTTAATGGACAAATTGAGTCCTTAAGATGGCAAGGTGATACATCTTTACCTCCAGTAGCTCCAGGTGTACCAGATCCATTGTCTTTATGTGATGGTTATGAAGTAAAATTTACAGCAGTTGGTTCAGGAGTAACGCCTTACACTATGTTGGCACCTGTAGCTCCTGCTACATCTCCTACATTTGCACAATTATTAATTGATATTCAAGGTGCTTTTGCTTTGGTTCCTGCAACTATTGCTTCTAGAACTGCTGACTTGCGTATCTACATGCCTACTCAATTAGTAAACATCTACCGTTTAGGTGTAGCTTCAGGTAACACTAATGCATATATCACTCAAGACTTGTCCCTTACTTACTTAGGTATCAAAATTGTTCTTTGTCCAGGAATGTCTAACAATACTCTTGTAATCACTTTAAAGGATAACTTAATCTATGCATTTGATGGTGAAGGTGACTCTTCAGACTTACGTGCTATCAACTTAGCAGATACAGTTGCTGAGCCAGTTATCAGAACTCGTGCTAACATGAAGGTAGGATTTAGCTTTGTTAACCCTGCAGATATAGTTTACGGATCTTAATATTAATTCATAGAGGGGGGCAACCCCCTTTATATAAAACTTAAAAAAATGCCAGCAACATGTCAAGCCCTCGAGGCTATTGTAAAAAGTTGTGATAACAACAGTGGGGGTATCTATGGAATATGGATTAACCAACAGGATGAAATCGCATCTATTGCACCAACTGATCCATCTGCGGGAACAGGATGGTCTATCACAGGTATCACTTTAGCAGGTACTACTTTATTTGAAAACTACTACATCCGTAGGAATACATCTAGCTTTACAGAAGAGGCTGCTATTGACTTAATCAATGGATCATCTTTTGTTACTTCTACTATCTCTTTGATGTTTCAACGTAGAGAAGCTGCTAAGTCTAGAGCTATCAAAATTTTAGGATCAGGACAGCAATATCTTACTGCTATTGTTTTGGATGCTAATGGTCTTTATTGGTACTTCCCATACCTACAAGTTACAGGTGTAGCTGAAGGATCAGGGACTGCTAGAGCAGATGGTTCTAAATATGCCGTTACTTTGTTAGGTGAAAATGAGTACTTAGCCTATGAAGTTAATATGACTCCTACAGCTTTAGGTCTTATCGGAGTATCTTAATACATTTAACACGCTTAAAATTAGCCCTGCATATTGTGGGGCTTTTTTTATTTCTAAACATTTGACTAACATCATATAATATAGGTATGATATACATTGAACAGGGAACTATTAACCAGGTAGTGCTAACCTTAACAGAGGTTACTACTGTACCTACCCCTCATTATCTATTTGCTTTCACTAATGAAATGAATACTGCTAGTGTGCCTCAGTTATTTACTACTGCAGATACTAGCTTATGGCCTGAAAGATACAATCTTTTTGTACTTAATGAGCCTGTAGATATTATTTTAAAACAAGGGCAGTTTATTTATCAAATATATCAGAGCTCAGTACCCTATGTACTACCTTTAACTATTGCACAGTCCACAGGAGTGGTGATAGAAGAGGGTAGAATGGTGGTAAGTGGGCCAGTAGGAACTTCAATATACGATTAATTATGGCATGGTATAGTAACTTTTTTAAGAAAGAGAGCACAGCTCCAGAAGTGGTGGAAGGCTATCAATCTTTTAGCACCCCCTTCCTACCTGTAGGTAAAGGTAACCTAACACTTCCCTATGTAAATGGTAGGTACTCTACCAATATGTGGGTGAGATTTGGTGCAGATAACCTGTATCCTGAAATGCTTAATCAGATGTATTTTTCTAGCCCCTTGCATGGTGCCATAGTGGATTACAAAACTAATGCAGTAATAGGTGGTGGCTTTGCTTTGGCAACTGACAAACTAACTACTCCTGAGAAGCTAGCACTTTACATGTTCGAAAGAAAGATTAAAATAAGACAAACAGTAAAGGCAGTTACCCGTCAATTAATTGTGCACAATAGGATCTATTTTAAACTATGCTTTGATAATGAAAAGAAATTAGTTAAGATAGAGAATGTATCACCTGAGAAAGTAAGGATATCTAGGTTTAAAGATATGTACTATCTATGTGAGGACTGGAGTACTAATATAGATGTAAGAGAAATCAAACCATACCACATTACATGCTCAGACTATGAGCAATTATATTGCTATGAGATTAAATCACTAGGGCAGGATTACTACTCATTACCACAATACACCTCAGCTCTTAACTTTGCTTTCTTATCAGGTGAGCTTAGCTACTTTGCAAAAAGTAATATACAAAATAGTGTATTTCCATCCTTTGCTATGATGTTCCCTAAGAGGCCACAATCTGAGGAGGAGAAGCACATGATTAAAGAAACTATTGATAGGTTAAAAGGTGCTGCTAATGCAGGGAAGGCTGTTGCTTTTTTTGCAAATAGCCAGGATCAGTTACCTAAGATAGAAGCTTTACCCAATAATGGTAATGATAGTCTCTTTCAGGAGGCCTCACAACTTAACACTGAACAGATTTGCTTTGCTCACACTATAGATCCTATCTTAATGGGAGTAAGAACTACAGGTAGCCTTGGTGGTGGTGCAGATATTAAGCAGGCTTATGTGATATTTGAAAAGAACGTAGTAATGGAGCTTAGATCATGTATACAGCATATCTTTAATGAGCTATTAACCATCTCTAAGATACCTGCAGAATTTACTATCAATAACTTTCAGATCATTAATGAGTCTATAGTAGAACTAGAAGCTGAGAGCTCCAAAGTAAATGATGCAATCAACTCACTAAGCCCATTGGTAGCTAACAAAGTATTAGAGACTATGACTATTAATGAGGTAAGAGCTTTGGCTTCCCTTCCTCCTATAGAAGGTGGTGATATGACTCAGAGTGCAGCAGCTGCTGTAGTAGTAACCCCAATAACACCAACTGTATAATGCTATATTTCATAACTGAAACTTATTTAAAGGTTAATACACCCATCACTGCTAATGTGGATGTAACAGATGTTACTCCATACATAGCTACTCAGGCAGCACTAAGAGTACAACCTATACTAGGTACTACTTTCTATAATTATTTGCTAACTCAGTATAATAACCAGGCACTACTTCCTGATGAGGTAGATCTAGTAGAATTTATACAGCCAGTGATAGCTTGGAGAAGTGCTGAGGATGCTGTCTTTGGCTTAACTTACCAACTTAAAAACAAAGGACTACAAACACAGTCCGGTGATTACTCTGCTAGTGTATCACGTAATGAGGTGGCCTTTGGTATGGAGCACTATGCACAGAAGGCTAGCTTTTTTGAGCAAAGATTAATCAGATGGTTACTTGCTAACAAAAATCTCTTCCCTCTTTTCATATCTACCACTAACATGGATACAGATCTACGGCCTATGTTTAATAACTGTAGCTGTATCAATCAATTTCAGAGTGTATGCACTGGCATGTGTGGTAACCTTAGAGAGAATGGATATAACAACGCTATTCTAATACTATGAGAATGCAGTTAGCCATCTTATTAGCCTCAATTAAACAATATATAATACAATTATTAGCAGTGGTAGGAGCTTTCTTTTTACCTATATCAGGTATACTTTTTTTAATTGGGTTTGCTATTGTATTAGATACCATCACAGGGCTATGGAAGGCTAGAAAATTAAAGATTAAAATTACATCTAGGAAATTATCTGCTATCATATCTAAGCTAATGCTTTATGAGGTGGCTGTAATTGGGTTCTACCTGATAGATTATTTTATTCTTAATGATATCATTATGAAGTTCTTTTCTGTACCATTAATGCTCACCAAAATTCTATCACTAGTGCTTTGTAGTATAGAGGTGATATCAATATCTGAGAATTACAAAGCTGTAAAAGGCATAGATATATGGTCAGCTTTCAAGAATTTACTACAGCGTTCAAAAGAAATTAAACAAGATATAGATGGAGTTAGATATAAGCAAGATAGTTCAACACCGATTATCTAAGGATCAATTTGTAGATGAGCTTACAGACAAAAGACAAATCTATTTACACCATACAGCAGGTGGACCAGATGCAGTATCTGTAGCTAAATTCTTTAATCAGAAAGTAGGTAAGGTAGCAACTGCTTTTATCATTGGTTCCAAGGGTACAATAGTGCAGTGCTTCAGCTCAAAAAATTGGGCTTATCACCTAGGACTTAAGCAGGAAGTATTCACAGAAGCAGGGGTAACTTATAGAGGCCTGGATAGATTATCTGTAGGCATAGAGATTTGTAACTATGGACCATTAACCAAAAGAAATGGATACTACTATAACTATGTAGGTGGTAAAGTAGATTACACTCAGCTAACTATCTTAGATAAACCATACAAAGGGCACATCTATTGGCAAATGTACACAGATGCACAAATAGAGTCTACCCGGCAGCTGCTAGTTTACCTTTGTGATCAGTACAATATCCCTAGAGATTACTTTGCTACCATCTTTGATATAGACAAACGTGCTTTGAGGGGAGAACCAGGTATATTTACACACAATAGTGTAAGAAAAGATAAATCAGATATCTATCCCTGCCCTAGAATGATACAAATGCTAGAGAATTTATGAGATACATCCTACCAATTATAGCACTATGCCTGTTAGGCTCCTGCTCTGATGCTAAAAAGGCACAGTACCACTACAAAAAAGCTGTGAGATTTGGGCTAAGCATAGCAAATGATACCATAAAGATTAACACTATAGACAGCGTGCCAGTGGTAGTTAATGATACTATTGTATGGGAGAAATTTATCACCACTAAAGATACTATTATTCAGATCCTAGAGATGCCTAAGACCAGGTACCAAACTAGAATAGAGTACAGGTACAAAACTAAGGTGCTTAAACAGGATGTACTTAAGTATAAGTACATATATAAGGAAGCTAAAGAGCAGCGTAAAGAGGTACAGCTAACTAAGGCCAAAACTAATTGGTTATTATTCTTTATAGGATTTGGCTGTGGGATAGCTTTATTCTTTATCCTTAGACTGCTAGACAAACTATACAACCCCTTTAAATAACTTTATGATTAGACATGGTAAGAATGTTCACGAACTTGTGTTAGCAGGTAGTGAGGTAAAAGTAGCTATTCTTAGTGATTTGCACTGGGATAACCCACACACTGATAGAGAGCTAATCAAAAGGCACTTAGACTACTGCTTAAAAGAGGAGATACCTGTAATGATTAATGGTGATATGTTCTGCTTAATGCAAGGGAGGGGAGATAACAGGAGAAATAAATCTGATATAAGACCTGAGCACAATAATGCAAGGTATTTAGATAGTATAGTAGAGACAGCTGTGGAGTGGTTCCTACCCTATGCTCACATCATTAAGCTAATAGGATACGGTAACCATGAAACTGCTATAATTAAATTTCAAGAGACTGATATCCTGCAAAGATTTGTAGATATCCTAAACTTTAAAGCAGGATCTAATGTGCAGGTAGGTG